AACGTCGAGGTAGCTATCCTCAATCATCTCAGTGGTCATGCGCGGGTCGGCTTCAATCTTGTGAGCCGCGATGACTTTCTGAGCAAGTTGAGGCGTGTCAGTCTGACCACCAGATGCGCCTTCACCGACCCAGCGTGCAGCCGCTTCTTGGTCGTCAATCAGGATGTCGATGGACTTCGCGCCTGTGCGCTCCACGTTCGCCACCTGACGAAGCGGGGAGGTCTCGAATACGCGGGTAATGATGGTGTTCGACAGCTCAGGACGTACCAGATAGCCGCCGTCAGGGTTCACGTCGGTGGACATGGCCTTGACTTCGATGCCCTCGGAACCTGCTTTGAAGCCGTCCGGCAGGGTGCCGTTTGCCATATACTGACGGAATGCGTCCCTGTGCTTCTGCTCAAGTTCGCCATCCATGCCCTTGCCTTCGCCAGCGCCAGGACGGTTCATTGCCGCTTCCAACTTGGCTTGCTTGGTCTGCATCTCAGCCAGCTTGGCCGTGATGTCGTCAGCCATGCGCTGATGCTTTTCTTCGGTCACTACGTCAGTCGGTGCCGCAGCCTTGAGCGCGTCAATCTCGCCGCGCAGCTCGGTCAGGGTCGGGTTGATTTTCTCAACAAGCCCTTTGATTTCTGCAAAATCAGACATTGCGTCCTCCAATTGTTTGCAGGGTTTCAGTCAAAAGTGCTTTGAGTTCGTCAACGTCCCGTTGAACCTGCTCAGGAACGCCCGCGTCTGCGTCTCGCAGAACCTCGGCCCGTGCCTTCCATGCGCCACCCGCCATAGCCTTTGCCATGCGGTTCGAGTGGCCCATATTCTTGAACGCGCGTTCTAGGTCGCGCTGTGTAATCTCGTCAGCCTTCATCGCGTAGATGCCAGCCAATTCATTCATCGGAAATGTCACGACGCTGGTCTCCCAGAGGTCCAGCTTGGTCAGCTTGCGTGACCCTTCGTCCATATCCATTTCGTATTCTTGTGTGCGGTAGCCGATGGAAAGTCCCTCGACCGCGCCCATCTTGATGAGTTCCGCAACCTCGCCGCCCTTGCCTTTCTTGGCAACGCGGCCCTTCATCCGTAAGCCGTTTTCGTCCTCGGACATTTCATCCCAAACGCCGATTGGCTGGCTTGCGTCATGCTGCCAAAGCATTTTCACGCGCCGACCGGATGCGATGCACTCCTTGAACGCTCCCGGCATAACAATGTCGCCGCCATTGTCGCGGTTGCCGAACACCGAGCCGTAGCCCATGATTTCAAGATATTCTTCGCTCTCGCCTTCGGACTTGATTGTCAGTCCGTGCGCCAGCTTGGTTTCGAGCGGTTCGCCACCGTCTTTGCGTGCGTAATTGCGCAGCATGTAAGGCTCCATCTAAGGGCTTCGGACGTCTCACGACGGCCTTTGCAAAGTTATAACACGAAACTGCAAAGTTGCAAAGTCATGGCTCAGGCGCAAAAAAAGACCGCCCGAAGGCGGCCTAGTAGACAGGGAGAACAGTTTGTAAGGATAGGTTAGGCGGTGTCGTCAGGCATGGCAATGGCCTTGCGAATGACGCTCAAGGCAAACATTGCGTCCGACATTGCGACCATAGTGCTTGCCTCCGCTTCTGCCTTGGCTTTGCTAAACGCCTTCACATCATCGGCGCTTAGAGCGATGCGGATGTATTTACGAACGCTCATTTCAATTCCAGCCGGTTTCGGCGTCCCTTGTTAATGACTTGCAACATGCCGTCCGCCCAGACCTTGGCCCCGCCCTTGGCATAGTATGCTGCGGCGCTTTGCGACGCGTCAACGAGGGCATCAAAGCCGACATTCAGAACGACTTTCGACCATTTGGCGCTAGATACTTTTTCAGTTCCAGTTGCCTCAATAAGGACAAGCCCCTCAAGTATGCGCTCAGACAAATGTCGACCGCGACAAACTTCGCACACCAAGGGCCACGCGCTCAACAGTGAATCCCGCTTGTATTTCGCCAGCTTGTGAAGGACGCCATAACACTTTACGCCGTTTTTCTTGCCGCTTCCGGTGGCGCGTTCAAACCCGCCATCGTCAAGCAGTCTTTGAACGAAGGTGGCGGCTTCATCGCCAGCGATAACTAAAGCGCGGTGCTTGTCAAATGTGCTAACGGCCTTGCGCAATGTGTTTGCCTGCACAAAGCCCGCCGCCTCTTCACGCACATCGCGTGTCTTGAAGATGATACAAGGCAATGTTTCAATGTCGCTGCGCATCAATGCCGCGCTAACCCGGTGCATACCATCTACCGCGTAAAGCTGACCGCCCCTGTCTGCGATGGTAATAACGCCCATAGCAAGCCACGACCAATTTTTTGCAATTTCGAGTATTTTAGTTCTGTTCTGAGACCGCTGATAGTCGTGGTCAAACAGAATGTCGGTCTTTCGCACATTTGCCAATACGCCAGGCGTATCTTGCATCTTCCAGTTATAGCGCCCAACTTTGTCAACGCCCTGTGGCGTTTTGCTTTGGAATGTCATAGTGTCCTCATGTGTTCGCGTTAGATAGCCTCTCACAGCTACGCGACCACAATACAAAACCCGCGCACTTTGTCAACAAGTGTCGCGGGTTTTTAATTTGTTGTCCTGTTGTGTGCGGATGTGTTCGCCCTAGTCGTCAAGCCCGACAACGCGATGGATTGAGGCACATCTACAGTTGATAGTCGCCGCCCCCGGCTTGCCTGCCTCGCCGGGATACATAATCAATAGGTCCGGCCCGCCAAGCCAAGGCATAGAAAACGGCTCATCCATCGCTCGCTTCTGACCGTGCATTGCGATGTGGTCATATTCATCTGGGTCTTCTTTGTTAAATGTCCGCGTCCGCATATCCTCGGTAGCCACCCATTCCTTTTCCAACTCAAGCCCGGTGGACTTAGCGGTTTCATGCATGGCGTAGTTGGCCGCATTATGCGTTTCGGTTCGCGCTATCAACGCGCCCCTAGCCCGTGAGATAGACGGCACGCGCTTGTTGATACCCTTGGCAATCTCGGCAACGCCAAGCCCTTCTTGCTGCCCCCGCGCAACCTCCGAAACAATCCGCGCCCGCGTTGTCTCGGTCACGCGGGTGATGCGCTTTCGGATTGGCTCTAGGTTAATCCACGCCAGAGCCAAAGACCGGAACAGCGCCGCAAAGCCGCCTTCCTGCTTGGCCTCTAGGTCATAGCCTAACGCCTTGCCCTGACTGACAACACGCGCTCCGAATGTTCGCACAGTCTGTAGGCCCATCTCTCTATACAGGTCTCGGAACGCCTGCACGTCATCATCCGACGGAGCGGGGACGTATCCTAGTTCTTGATACGCTTCGAGATACCGCTTGCTCTCATCGGCCACCACGCCCGCAATCTTGCGACGAAAACGCGTCTCCATCACGTCCAATAGACGCGACTGGATAGCGGCCTCACGCTCAGGGCTGTGGCTGATGAAGGCGGGCTTGCGTGCCATTAGGCGTGCGAAACAAATACGTCCGCTGCAACCTTTGACCATGCAAAAACGCGGTTCGGGCTTGTCACACCCGGTGCGAGGTCTGACAGCGTTGCATTACGCTCGCCCTGACCCGGCCCATACTTGATGGCGTCATCAAAGGTCGTTGGCGTTGTCGTTCCGTTTTGCACGGTCACAAATACGTCGTACTCACTCCGGTTCTGGAATGTGGTTGACGAAATGTCAGCATCCGTGAGTTGCGTCCATGTTCCGGCAGTGAGTGTGATTGTTGCGTTCTGAGCCATCAGTCGGCCTCCATTTGCTTAACGATTTTTGCGGCCCAAGACTTGCCAGCATCACCGCCCCATAGCGCCCACGCTATACGTCCGGCGCTTGGGTATCCCGGTTCTCCCGGTGACCATCCTTCGCCCTGCTTGTCCACCTCATGCCGCGCAAAGTAGCTGTTCATCCGCTTGACGGTATCGGCGCTTAGGTTCTTGCCGTTCGATATGTCACGCGCTCGCGCAACACCTACCTCAGTCCCGCCTCGGTTAAACTCGCGCCGCCATTCCAGCCCGCGCTTGGCTTCTTGCTTCATGCCATCGTTCGGAGCGTAGCTGTCGGCCTTGGTCTCGATGTCCAGCCCGTAGGCCAGCGCCTTGATGTCTTCGGCAGGCAGGTCAAATGACGCGCCCGGCGTGGGCTTAAACTCGCCATCGGCTTCCGGCTGATAGCCCATGAGCATCCGCGCCTCTTGCAAGGTCAGCACGCCTTCGCGGTATGCTGTGACGGCACGTTGAAACATCCGTTCGCGTAGCGCCTCAAGGGCGGGGATGGTGTCAAGGTCCAGACGCAGTTCCAGCCCATCGC